ACCCACGCGTGTAAACAGAGAGGAGAATGGGTTGCTGCGACACCCACAAAGACCCGCCGTGAAAAGAAGGAGAAGGAGATACCTGAGTTTCATTCCGCGTTTTCCAGCCGCTCAATCCTGTTGAGCATGCGTTCCTGCATAGAGGCGATGTTCTCCAAGTGGGCGGAGATCACAGCCTGATTGACTTGCAACTGAGTAATAGTTCTATGTGTGCTGGCGAATACACCGGCTCCCGTGGCAAGCAGGAAGAAGAGGGCGACCATTATGCCAGCCCAGTCTTTATGGGAGAGTCTGACAACTTGGCCCTCAGAGCTTGCCATTAGATCACCTTGGCAAGTATGTCCCCGATGTTGCCGCCGCCAGCATCATCAAGGGTGGATTGTGTTTTGACGGCAACGAGAACCTGGTTGCATCCCAGTAGATCGAAAACATGATCGTCAGGGTCGGGGGTCGTATACGCAAATGTCCCATCCTCAATGTCGTTGGTGAAGTCGGCAGTAAGGGTGGCGGTAATCGAATCAGACTTATTCTTCAAGCGACACCACGGGTCTGATGTACCACTACGTCCGAACACATAGATAATTGGCGATGTCCCCGATGTCTCTGCATCGTCGTACCTATGCATGAGGACGAGGGAAGTCCCCCGTCCATCAACATCAACATACTGAGTACCCGCAGACACGATAAGGTCGGGCCGCAGGTTCACAGCACCATCACTACCCGTGGGATGGTCGTGTGTCTCTGGTGTTGTATGGATGATTGTCCAGGCAGAAGAAATCTGGGCAGGACGGGTGATCGAGTTCGCTATATGGGTATCGAACGGTCCATGCTTGGAAACCGTTGCGTCTGCGAATGAAACATTGTCTCCCAAAGCCATATCAGTACCTCACATAATCTACTTCGGCCTGATCGAGTGTGTTCACTAGGTGTTCTGGATCACTCCTCTCGGCCATCATGTATAAGCAGTGAAGGACAACGTGCCGTTCACCCTCTCGGAACGCAGACTCACCAGAATCGCCGGGGATATGCGTGCTTCTTCCAACATGGAACAGCCCCATGAGGTCGCGCAACACCCGCTGACCCTGCTCTGATCCGAACGTGATCTTGTAGTCCTCGCGTTTCTGTGCTTGTACGTCAGACACCCGGAACCTCACTTATGTCCTTCATGCCAGCAGCAGCGTCACGGGAAGCTGATGCCTGCTGTTGTGCGAGCTGCGCCTGTTGCATCTGTTGTTCCTGCTGTGCCTGTTGCTGCCTACCCATCATAACCTCCGAAGAACTGCGAAGGTACGATGGATCTACGTTGTTCATGTCGAACAGATCACGGAAGGCAATGTCAGCATTCAGATTATCCATGATCGCTGGGTTGACTTGAACCAGAGGCGTAACAAGTGACATCGCCTGCATGAAGCTCTGCCCCTGGCTCTGCTTCTTGGACAATGCCATCGGGGATCGGTACGAGATGTTCAGGTCACGATCAGCGATAACATCCGGCATGGGCATGAGCCTGTCTGTATCCCGCATCCACTCAAACACATGCTGGATGACTGGGTTTAGCCACTCTTCGTACAGGCGACTGAGCATGGGTGCTGCGGCAAGTAGCCCCTGCTGCCTGCGCTCAATGATCTCTGTTGCCGTCATTCGGTCGTTGTCAGGTAACTTGAATGTGTCGAGGAAGTATGCCTTTTCGATCCGTGACTCACGATGAGCAAGCAGGCCCTCGCCTATGTCGGGCCTTGCGCCACTCATCAATGGCTGTGGCAACTCCCTGGTCCCCGACCGTGTATACATGATCGAACCAGGCGTAGTCCTGATCGGTCCCTCAATGCTGTTGGCCGGGATAAGGAGGGGTGGGCGTATAGCCAGCTCACTCGCTTCGATCACAGCCCGGCTCATGGCGTTGACCATCTTGATGCCTGGGAGAATCTTCATCGAGGGCGAGCGACCGTATACCTCCTCTGGAGCCTTCGACCATCGTGGGACGAGGTAGGGCATGGAACTGAACCCCCCCTCCCTGACCAACTCCTTGTTCTTTATGTCAATGTAGATGCTGGCAAACGGCATGTTCTTGGAATCGACCTTCAACGGGTCACGATCCGACCGCTTGATTACAGCGTGGATGAACTCCCACTTCTTATCTCTGTGCTTGGGTTCCTCTACAGCCTTGATGATCTTCTCATGCAAGTCATCTCCGAATACCTCATACGCCTCCAGAGCCGTCATCTTGAAGCGTCGATAGCACTCCACCCTCTCGCCAGCATCGTTCTCGGTCATGTAGAAGTTGGAGAGTTGTCGTGCTTGGAACGTCAGGGAGTTGGGCGATCTCCTGACAAGCATGACACCCGTGCCAAATGCACACAGGTCAAGGTAGATTTCATGGCTGTTTGTCGCAAAGCCCGACTCACTGGAGTCAAAGTAATCCAGCATCCGGGTTGTAGTGTCATAGAGCCATACCTTTGCTTCCTCGTTTTGGGCAAGCTCATAGTCGGCCAACGTCAATGAGAACCAACGAATGGATGTATTAGTGAGCATTCCGCTCAATGCCGACGCTAGAGACTCGCAGGCATCAGGAGCGACTTCGTTGTAAATTCGATTCCGTCTTTGGTCCCCGTCGTTGAAGTCAACCGTAAAATCGCGGGTTGGCAACACCAACTCGGCAATCTCCTGCCAATGCCATTCCCAGTTATCCCTGGCACCTTTGGCAGCTTCGTAACGCTTGATTACGTCATTCACGTTTACCGGCACATCAGCCTCCCAACATCGTTGCTGTATATGGCTCTGAACTCATCGTGTGTGGGCCAAAGACCATCGCCTGTGGCGTGCGCCTTTGTGATCGCCGTGCCATCAACTGGTTTGCCATTGGCGCAATGCCCGCCGATGTGGGTGGCTGAGGCGCACCCGGAGGTGTGAGGGGAGACAACTTGCTTGCGTTTGGTGACACCATTTTCCCGATCATTGCCCCCACCAACATCTGCTGCATGAATGGCCCACGAAGGCATGAAGGATTCGCGTGTGGATTAGAGAAACTAAAACTCATGTGTAGATACTCCTTGAGAAGTCAGCCAACGGATCATACTGGCTGAAGTCTTGGTATTCTTGGCGAGGAGCGTTCTCCTCCTCATCACTGGTTGCGTAACGCAGGCTCATCACAGCATATCTTGTTGCTGATTCTATATCGTCCTTTTCCGGCACGATACGCCCGTCCTTGCGGTGGAGCATCCTCTTCTCCTCGAACCACTCATGGAGGTGGCGGAACACCTTGAACCGCCCCGTCCGCATACGCTCTAGAATCTCGATGGTGATAGGTTCTCTTGATTGCCCACCGCCCTTGTAATCGTCATACCGTGCAGACTCAGGAAGCATGTTGCACCCATGCTGCATGTACTGATCCTTCAATGCCACACCCCCACCCTTGTCACGAACCATACCGTCATGGGGCCAGGCAACAGGAATCCAATCGCCACGCTGGGAGATCGCGTTGGCATGGTACAGAGCTGTCTCGCCTGACTTCTTGTAGCAGTCAGTGACGTAGATTACGTCTGTGTCTGCGTCGAACGCAATCCACGCCGCCGCTGCCGGGTGGTCGATGCCAAAGTCGATGCCCACGATTCTTCTGAAATACGAGGGAATCTCAAACGGGTCGCACATGATCTCCTCGTCAGCGATGGTGTAGACACCACCTGACCCCATCATCGGTACGCCCTTGGCCCGTGTCGCGCGCTCATGCTCGGGGTAGGACATATAGAGTCGGTCACGTTCCACTTTATTCAGGTGGGGGGATTCTTCCCACGTTGCCGTCGAGTAGAAGATGCCATCGCCGCCGCTGATGAAGTGCCGAATGATGTCCGACATCCCGAACAAGGGGGTCCGAGAAAATATGATGAGTCCCTTCCTGTCGAGGACACGGGTTTGGCATTCGGTGAAGATGGTCGAATCAGTGGGTTCCTCGTCCAGCCATACGCCGTCACGGGACACTCCCTGAAATTTGACATTGCCCTGCTCGTATGACTTGAACGCTACCTCGCTCCATCCACCCGTCACATGCTTCACCCGCACACTGTCGAGGACGTTCTGCACACCACACTGCCTGAACGAGAACTCACCGATACAACTCTTTGGAACCCAGCCCTCGCCATTGGGTTCCTTCACGCCCTCCATCATCTCTCCGAATAGCATCAACTGGCACACATCGCGTGTCAGTTCGTTGGTGGGTCCAGCGACGATCCATTTATTCGGTTGCTTGAACCGCCTGCCCTTCCACCACTCCGGGTAGATGCCTGTCAAGTGGATGGCGACTTCCGCCCCCGCCGTCCTGGTCTTGCCTGTCCGGTTCCCCGCAATGATCGCACGCTCTGGACTGTCTGCCCCTGCATTGTGCCACTTGTGCTGCCAACCATAAGGCCCACCCTCATGCCCATCCTCGGCAAGTTTGGCATAGAGATACTTGATCTTGTTACGGTTCTCAGTCCGTTCAAGTTCTTCGATCAGTTCAAGGGCTTTGGTGGCAGCATCATCCATCAGGAACCCTTCGAGAGTCCAAAGAGGTAGAAGTTGCCTTGGTGGATATTGCCACCGCCGCCACCAAGACCACCGGGGCTGGCGACGAAGTTATACATAAACATATTGAAGGATCTGACGGGGAACGTGACTCACGGACCACCGGTAGCGGTTCCACTCGGCTGGTCAGCAATGCCCGCACCACCCAGGCTCGCCCCCTCTACTTCTATG